TTACTTCTTCGCCTCTGCAACCACTTTACTACCCACGCCGCGGTTATTGTATTCCCACATGCGGTTGTAGTTAGTGTCATTCAGATTGCGCTGTATTTCGTCGTTATCATCTACGCTGCCGGTATTACCCGCAAACGGACGATTAGAGATCACCGCATCGGCCCACGGTTTAGCCGTGTTAAAACCTTCGTTGATGGCGCTATCACGGATCACCACCTGACCGTTGGTATTGGCATCAACATCCAGCGAGCGGCCCAGTTGCGCCACACCATCACCGAAAGCATTGAAACGGCTGTTTACGGCGAGGAAACCGTAGTAAATGTTGGACAGCGTAGCCGGTGCAAACACATACGCTTCTTGCTGAGTACGTGAGTTCACCACGCGGAATTCGGTGTTATCGAACACCACTGCGCCGCGACCAGAAACGATATCCACATCCCCTTCAATGTAGCTGTTGGTCACCAGCGTACGCGGCTGACGATTCGTTTCCAGACGGTTCTGCACACCGCTGTTGGTGACAAAGAAGGTGTTCTGACGACCGAGAATGTTAACGTTGTTAATCTGTACCTGGTCACCATCAGTACGCAGTGCCACCGCCGGATGGTTACCTGCATCTACGCTATCGCCCAGCGTGTTTTCGATGGTCAGATTTTGCAGTTGCAGGCCATTGTTTTGTGACCAGAAGACCGCAGAGCAGAGAACACCGATACTGTCGCTGCGTTTGCTCTGGCAGCTATCGTACATATACCACGCTGGTTTACCTGGCATATATTTGCCGCGCGGGTTGACGTCGTGACGCCAGTCGGCAGGGCTCATGCCACCATCAAGGGAAAGCCCAATCTTCACATCAATCGGTTTTTCACCTGTACCGTACAGAGTAATTCCACCCGGAGCGGCAGGGACATATACCGTTCCCTGATACTCACCAGGCATCACGGCAATATACTGGCGCTTGTTGGTACGCTTGATAATTGCCGCATCTACCGCCGCCTGAATCGTGGTATGCGTTACACCTTGAGTGCCCGCCGGGCCGACAACAAAGTCAGGTTGCGCAGGCAGGGTAATCGGGGAAGGATTCCACGCTGCAGCACCTGGTGTCAGGGATGCAAAATAGTGTTGAGCATCGAAATTCTGCGCTTCTTTTGCCGACAGAATCGGGCGAGAAGAGGTACCAGGCGCGGTTTGATCAGAAGGACGTTGATCGGGCGGGGTTGAGCTACAGGCGGTCAGCGTCACGCCAAAAGCCAATGCCAGCGCCAGACGGGAAACTGAAAATGTGTTCACAGGTTGCTCCGGGCTATGAAATAGAAAAATGAATCCGTTGAAGCCTGCTTTTTTATACTAAGTTGGCATTATAAAAAAGCATTGCTTATCAATTTGTTGCAACGAACAGGTCACTATCAGTCAAAATAAAATCATTATTTGATTTCAATTTTGTCCCACTCCCTGCCTCTGTCATCACGATACTGTGATGCCATGGTGTCCGACTTATGCCCGAGAAGATGTTGAGCAAACTTATCGCTTATCTGCTTCTCATAGAGTCTTGCAGACAAACTGCGCAACTCGTGAAAGGTAGGCGGATCCCCTTCGAAGGAAAGACCTGATGCTTTTCGTGCGCGCATAAAATACCTTGATACTGTGCCGGATGAAAGCGGTTCGCGACGAGTAGATGCAATTATGGTTTCTCCGCCAAGAATCTCTTTGCATTTATCAAGTGTTTCCTTCATTGATATTCCGAGAGCATCAACATGCAATGCTGTTGGGATGGCAATTTTTACGCCTGTTTTGCTTTGCTCGACATAAAGATATCCATCTACGATATCAGACCACTTCATTTCGCATAAATCACCAACTCGTTGCCCGGTAACAACAGCCAGTTCCATTGCAAGTCTGAGCCAACATGGTGATGATTCTGCTGCTTGATAAATTTTCAGGTATTCGTCAGCCGTAAGTCTTGATCTCCTTACCTCTGATTTTGCTGCGCGAGTGGCAGCGACAGGGTTTGTTGTTATATGGCCTTCAGCTATTGCCTCTCGGAATGCATCGCTCAGTGTTGATCTGATTAACTTGGCTGACGCCGCCTTGCCCTCGTCTATGTATCCATTGAGCATTGCCGCAATTTCTTTTGTGGTGATGTCTTCAAGTGGAGCATCAGGCAGACCCCTCCTTATTGCTTTAATTTTGCTCATGTAATTTATGAGTGTCTTCTGCTTGATTCCTCTGCTGGCCAGGATTTTTTCGTAGCGATCAAGCCATGAATGTAACGTAACGGAATTATCACTGTTGATTCTCGCTGTCAGAGGCTTGTGTTTGTGTCCTGAAAATAACTCAATGTTGGCCTGTATAGCTTCAGTGATTGCGATTCGCCTGTCTCGGCCTAATCCAAACTCTTTACCCGTCCTTGGGTCCCTGTAGCAGTAATATCCATTGTTTCTTATATAAAGGTTAGGGGGTAAATCCCGGCGCTCATGACTTCGCCTTCTTCCCATTTCTGATCCTCTTCAAAAGGCTACCTGTTACTGGTCGATTTAAGTCAACCTTTACCGCTGATTCGTGGAACAGATATTCTCTTCCATCCTTAACCGGAGGAGGGAATATCCTGCATTCGCGCACCCATCGACGAACTGTTTCAAGGCTTCTTGGGCGTCGCTGGCGAGCGTTCCACTCCTGAAGTGTCAAGTACATCGCAAAGTCTCCGCAATTACACGCAAGAAAAAACCGCCATCAGGCGGCTTGGTGTTCTTTCAGTTCTTCAATTCGAATATTGGTTACGTCTGCATGTGCTATCTGCGCCCACAGCATCCAGTGGTTATAGCAGTCGCTGATGTTCTCGGCTTCGATAACTCTGTTGAATGGTTCTCCATTCCATTCACCTGTAACTCGGAAGTGCATTTATCATCGCCATAAAACAAAACTCGCCGTAGCGAGTTCAGATAAAAGAAAACCCGCACTCGGCGGGTTCGCATTCGTTCAAATTGCGTTTACTTCTTGGCGTTCTGTTCATCCATATCGATATACCATGGGTTGCTTCCCTTGGGCATGTTTAACGACTGCTCGCGATAGTATCTGATGCGCTCCATGAAATACTCGCGTGAGTGCTCAGGTTGCTCTCATGATACCTGCTCAGTGATAACAGGTATGTTAAGGCGCTCTCTGTACTCCATGCCTGATGCTGCAAGGTCAACGTTTACCTTGTTCTGTTTTTCTTTCGATTTCTCGGCGATGTTATGCCTGACATTGTCAACCCGCCTCCTTCTGAACATAACGGTTATAAATCAGTCCCTGAGGGCCATAAGGAAGCGGGATGTGCAACTCCTCTGGTTCAGAAACTATCCATTCCCCGGCCATCTCCGCTGGAGAGGTAATGATAAGTTGTTTGCTAATAAAAGGACCACTCCTCTCAACAACAAGCTTACCATCTTCATTAATAAAAGCTTGGATGTCAGGTGTGCTTCCACACTTGGTGATGCAGCGTTTGAACATTTTGTGTCCCCCCATTTTATGGACGGGGTAATTATAACACATTGAAATATAGTAATATTTGACGTAGATTTCTTTTGATCTATAAGCGATTTTTTAATGCTTTTAAGTTATAAATACTTGTTTTCATCACCCATCTTGCTGCGGTGCTACTATTGAAAAGTACTCACACCCTTTAGCCCAAATAGTTTTGATAGTTGTCCAACTGACTGGAACCTTGATTTCGATTCTTCCGCTGCCGTCACAAGTTTCGCAATCATCATCACCAAAGCATTCCGGGCAGCTTATAAACGTAGTTTCTGAAAATTCACCGGATAGCACACCCTTAGCGCCGTTCTCAGCGGTTAGTTTCTTCGGCACTATAACCCAACCATCCGGAGTTACCGGAGAATTGCCATTTATATCGAAGTTTGGCTCTGCGTCCTGAACCAGGAGGATGTAACCATTCTTGGCAGTATCAAGTTCTAACGCCTCGGTGACGGTACCGAAATAGCGATTACCTAAATCCGCATCACAAGTGCTTACATCAATGGAAACCTCCATGCCTTCGATTAATTCTGGCAAGTTGTAAGTTTGGCTTACAGGTTCTGCTCCCAGTGATGCCAGTGCAATTCGTGCCAGTTCCATTTGTTCGCCACGAGTAAGCCCGTTTTCAAGCGGATTTTTAATGAACAATTCAATACGTTCTTTGGTAATAGTGGTCATTTGTTAGTCCTTAAACTGCTAGTTGCAATTGCATTTCAAAGCGGTCGCGTTGTTCACAATACGCAAGAGAACCAGGGCTATTGTGTGCCTCAATCCGTTCTACCATTAATGCTGCGCGTGTCTCTTTACTTGCAGGTGCATAAGCCCCAGACCAGGCTTTATCAATACCGATGTTTCGAGCGACGTTCGTACTATCTGCGCTGGCTAAGGGTAATTTTGTGAATATCAGCGGATTTAACATGCGCAATCCATGTAGTTTCGTAACCGGCTGACCATGCCCATCAACAATGTGACGAATCAGGTCTTTCATTCTGGCTACCGCAAGAGTTGGGCGCTTTACGTCATAGTCGCCACAACTACCGATAGCCACTCGCGGAAACTCATTGCACAAATGAATAAATCGCTCGTCACTTTCATTCATGTGCCACACTGGAACGCCAGCTAGTTTTCCGTGAGCCCGGACTTCAGCCAGGAAAGCATCGGTGGCTGGGGTGTCAACACGGATGCTGTCGCGCAAGATGAAAAATGCATTGAGCATTCCAGTCTCTGGCACTTCATCCTGATGCTTCTCATACGCATCAAGAGCCTTCATCATCTCATGTCCGAATGGTTGAGGGTGCTCAGCCTTCAGCCCAGCATTCTCCGCCGCCAGCGCTGAAAACTTCTCGTGTGCCAACTTAACAGCCGAATCAGCCTGCTTAATTGACTCAATCGCTTTCTGGTGGTCTTCGTACAGAGCCGAAATCTTGGCCTCCGCTTCAGCAAATTTACGCACCAGATATTCAGCGTTTGTTTCGTTAACCTTTAAATCTCGTGGGAAGCATTTACCTTTCAGAAAACCATCCATCTCAATTAGTGACATTTGTTTCATTTCTTCCCACTCCGCAACATTGCATTCAGATATTTGTTGTCATTAACAGAACCGAAACTCTTTCTCTTAAGCAATTCCTCTCTCGATGGCATTGGCTTTACGCGTTGGCGAATAATCATTTCTGCCGGAAGAATGCTGGGATTGTATGCAAGTCCTCTCATGGTAAATTCCTCAGTCATTACTGATAGCGCCATAGCGTGAGCGGTAATTACGCAGGCGCGGGTCGATATATTCAGGGAAGTGGGTATATGTGGCTTTGCGGAATGGTCGGATTGATGTCTGGTAAATTCGCTCGCGTTCTTCTTTCTCTGCAAGCCATATACAGTGGCGAAATTCCTTTTCCTCTTTCGTTTCCTGCGGTAGCGACATTATCAGGTCGTAGTTTTTCCTGAATTTATCCAGCACCTCCGATACGGAATTGCCGGAACAGCGGCGCGCGTCATCCGCACCATACAGAGGCGCTGGCATAATGGAATCCTTATTTTGCTAATTTAGAAGGGAATTGAATCGTCGTATTCAGGATGGTTTTGATGATTGCTACTTTGTTGCTGTTGGCTGTTTCCTGAAGTTGCAAATCCAATCTTTGCATTCAGTAATTCAAGAGTGATTGATTGACCATTTTGCCCCTGATAAACATCAACCCTGATGTTTTCTCCGGTAATTTCCACAATGCCACCTTCAACAAGAACACTACGGTAGTAATCCGCTTGCGCTCCCGGCTTGGCAAATACAACGGCGCTGTAGTTTGTCCATTCTTTCTTTTTTGTCTGGCGATCGTAATACTGAACGCCAGCACGGATGTTGAATCCGATATTTTCCCCGGCCTGAAACTCTCTTGCGGGCTTGTTTAGTCTTACAGTAATCGAATGTGCCATTAAGCAGCCGCTCCTTCTAATTCGTCTCGTCTGATGTTGTAAACGTCCTGCGCTTTGTGCTGCTCCGGTGTTCCTTCGAGCATCTTCCACGCTTTGGCGAACGCCTGTTTAAGCTCTTCCACGGTGTTTTTCTGCATTGCTGCGTCAGTGAATGCTTTTAGAACCTGTTCAGGTGTAGGTGATGGTTTTGATTGCTTTGCTACTGCGTTCTGCTGATGTTTATGCTCGTCTGTATCTGCATCTTTCGCATCATCAATGCCGAACAAACTATTGAGGCAATACTTGCGTGCATAAGAGCTTGTAGCTCCCGTAACTTGTGCAGAATCCATTCCTTTCTTGCTTTCTTCCTCTCGTGCAAGAGCGGTTGCCGTATGACTGTTTTCGCCATCGGTAATAGTTGCCGTGGCTTTCACGTAATACCGATCACCAATCAACACAACTTCATCGCTGATTGATAAAAACAGGCCATTCAGTAACGGCTTAACGCCTTCAAGAATATCTTCGCAGCTTCTGTATTTATATTTACCGAATGAGTTGTACTGATTTTTTGGCGCGTTCAGATTCTCCTGAATAGCTGCCAGTCTTGCGTAAAATTCTTTGCTCATATGTTTGTTCTCAGAATGGACATGGCCCAAGGAAATAACGCTGGTTTAATACTTCGACTCGGGACAAATTAAGGCATACCCGCATTCCTTCGCGGTCACCATTATGGCGATACCAGAGAGCTTTCTGCGTGTACATGCGTCTCTGTAACTTGCTCTCCTTCACTGTGGTTGCAAGTGACATGAATATCTCCTTCGTTACCGATTAAATCTTTCATCTGACGAATGAATTCTTCGTCTGACCAGTTATCTGTAAAACTCATTTCCTGCGATACCACGGAAGGTTGATAGCTGATTTCATCGCTTTATTTGCTTCAAGCCACATTTTGGAATCACCAATAAATCTGGCTATTACTGCTTTGTTTTGTGCTGCACGAAGCATCTGGTGATTGATGGTTATTTCATTGCGCATAACGCCTCCAGTTGTTTCTTTGCTGCTCTGATTAATTGTTTAACTCGGCGTGATAATTCAGATTCGAGCGGGTAGAAAGCGGACATGACGCCGCTACCCGCGAGCTGAAAGTGCATCATGGGTAACTCCTTATATTTGATTGCATAACGAAAATGCCTCTCGTGAAGCATTATTGGTATGCGGTAAAGCCGCGCTCAGGCGGCTTTGATAGTCATATCATCTGAATCAAATATTCCTGATGTGTCGATATCGGTAATTCTTATTCCTTCGCTACCATCCATTGGAGGCCATCCTTCCTGACCATTTCCATCATCCCAGTCGAACTCACAAACAACACCATATGCATTTAAGTCTTTCGAAATTGCTATAAGCAGAGCATGTTGCGCCAGCATGATTAATACAGCATTTAATACAGCGCCGTGTTTATTGAGTCGGTATTTAGAGTCTGACCAGAAATTATTAATCTGGTGAAGTTTTTCCTCTGTCATTACGTCATGGTCGATTTCAATTTCTATTGATGCTTTCCAGTCGTAATCAATGATGTATTTTTTGATGTTTGACATCTATTCATATCCTCATAGATAAAAAATCGCCCTCACACTGGAGGGCAAAGAAGATTTCCAATAATCAGAACAAGTCGGCTCCTGTTTAGTTACGAGCGACATTGCTCACATAGCAGACTCGTGAATCTGCTATAGGTGCTTATTCGCTTGGTGGTTCAGGTAATTTCACGTACTCAACACCCCACATATTTTCTACCCAGGAAAGCCACTCCCATGAATTCAGTCTTTGTGACCACATTCGCCATCTCCCATTCAATTGGGTAATCTCCGTCTCGTCTCCCGGCCTGACGAATGTGCAATTAGACTTCGTTATTCTTACCTTCATCACTCCTCCCCAAGAGCCTTGCTGATGGCTGCAAGACCTTTATTAACAGCTCCATACCATTCTGGATATGTTGTCGTTGTTCTATTTTTGGATTGCTTAAGTAATAACTGAAGTGCTTCGAGAAGGTCAGGTGCTGCCGCTATTAGATTGGCATCTTCAATACATTTAACTTCCTCACAGATTGCAATATACGAACGCCAGCCTGCGCCATTTTCAAGTGAGTCTGCCTGGATGATTTTAATCTCATCGCCATCCATCATTATTTCCCACTTACCTTCAGTACCTTTAAATTCCATGTTAGCCTCTGTTGTTTATGCCAAAAATAAAGGCCGACTATGCGGCCTCGGAAGGAAGTCCAATCATCTTATTCAAATCTTCTACCCGTAAAGCAGGAAGTGCTGTACTTGCTTTATCTGCTTCTTTTGGTAGCAACTCTTTGCTTTCAGGCCAAACCTCAATAAGTCGCTTAACTGTTGTGACTGAGTTTAAAGCAGCCCATACATTTGATTCGATATCCTTTTTCTTGGCTTCAAGTTTTTGTTGTAATGAGCAGATTTCATCAAACCTTTTTGTTATTTCGTGCTCTGCGTCAAACATGCATTTATCTTTTATCGGAGTAGGGAGAAATATATCTTCGCCGTTGCCGTCTTTCCCATATGAATGCCATCCAACCCTTCTGCCAGATACAGTCAGATAAATTGAAGTAGAACGAAAATCGTATGAGTAAAATGAACATCCCATCTTGCCAAGTTCTTCACTTATAGCTACCAACTTGGATGATAACTGATCCACTTCCTCAGTTTTCTTTTTACCGCCAAACGCAATAACTCTGGCGTCAAGTGCAAGCTGGTTCTTTAACTTTGTTACTTCTTCAAGCTCAGTGAAAACCCCAGACTTAATTAAAGCGTTACGAGCGATTTTCTCTTTCATTCTCGTAGTTAAGCGGATTGATGACATATTAATTCCTCTCAAATAAGTGGTTTGCTGCGAAAGTAAATACGCTTAAGTTACCTGTTATTTATCCCACCAAGTTCCGTATCTATCTATCCAGTTACACCAATCGTCGACACTCCATTTTGTTGTGTCGCATTTTGGCAATTGGCATGAATATCTACCTTCTTTGTAAAGTCGGCGTTTGACTTTCTTGGGCATGGCTCACCTCAATCGTAATAAGCTGGAATTGATTTTCCGCGTTGCTTCTGGCGGCCTGAACAAGTCACACCCATTTCACTGCGTGGCTTGCGGTAGTAAAGATTGTGCCTGTCTTTTAACCACATCAGGCTCGGTGGTTCTCGTGTACCCCTACAGCGAGAAAAATAGTAAAATCCTCTCACCCCCTTATTTTGTCAGGGGGATATCTCCTTCAGTTCTGACCATTCGCCTTAATACTTTCCTTAAGTCGATGTAAAGTTGAAGGTCTCCATTTGCTGCGGCATCAGCCATTTTTTGCCTGACAAGCAGTAATGTTTCATACGGCTCAATAAGAATATCGTCATGAGTAATTAGGTGAAGCGTTGCCGCATCAACTATTCCTAGAGCTGCGCCAAGTATCAAAAATTCCCTGCTATTTTTGTCGCATGAGGAGATAAGCGTATTTAGCGCATACCTAATATTCTTTATAGCTGTTGTTAATGCTGCAATTTCTTCTATGGCGTCTTCTTCAATGAGATTTTTAAGCTCATATTTTTCTTCCTGACCCATAATTACCTCGCCGTCAGTTGTTTTGATTTCCGGTAGCCTGCCGCGTAAATGGCTACATTTGGCAGGCAAACACTTCCACTGCATTCATCAACTTTCTTGCAGCGAAGGCTAATGTGCTGAAGTATGACCCTGATCAGTTACGACAGGATTTGTCTTCACAGGGCGGCGTAAACTTAGTTAATGGTGCCGTTAGTTATGATAATCTGGGTAGTGAATACGGGCTGAATCTCATAGGTGAATATGCCGAAATATCAAATTTACGGGATGTAGCACCATCTGTAGGTGATAAGGTCATGGTGAAGGAGCACACCACAGGACGTGGTTTGTTAGGTGGTGGTGTTTTCGTAGCTGTATCAGGGAATTACACAGATGATGATGGAGTATTTATTTCGTCTGCTTCCCCATCTGTATATTGGGTACGAAGTGGCGCAGGTAGTCATGTTATAATTGAATGGTTCGGTGGCAAATCTGAAGATCAGAGTTTAGATCATTCTCCTATCCTGGCTAACGCACAGTTATATGAAGGTCGATCGATAGAGTTTCAGTACGGAAGCTACTACTTTACACCTCCATGCGTCATCAAGCCGTCTATGCATTTCATCGGCAGCGGTGGCGCTAAAACATTCTGGCGAAACAAAAATATAAATGCGGACGCCACGGTGTTCTTCGCCAACACCGGGAGTGCATCTTCTTGGGCTGAAAATACAGTGTTCGAGCGCATTCATTTTAGTAATGACTCCAGCTCTACCCCCAGCAATGCGGCTATATCACTGCAACATGCGAGTCTATTTAAATTTGATAAGTGCGGTTTTTACAAGGCACCGATTTACGCATCAGATTTACACTGGGTTACTTGGAATGGCTGCGTATTAATCGACAGTATGACCACAATTAACGAGGCCAGTGTATCACCAGCATTTCCTATTAACGAGGGTCCAGCATTTATCGACTGCTATATGGTCAGATCCCCTATAGATATAACTGATGTTGCCGATTTGAGACTAGTAGGCACTTCGATGTTTTACGGACCTTACGGCATAAAGTCAACGACACACCGACCTTTAGATTCAGGGGCGGATTCTCGGGGATTACCGGTATTTATAACTAATAGCGTAATTGACAATATTGACGGTTATTGCTTGGACCTTAACAGAGTGGCGGTAGGAACTATCACAAACAGCCTGTTCTCTGGAGGAAGAGTGTCAGGGACTCCAGCAATACGTGCAACAGAGGTTTTGGGACTTAGCTTTAACGCCAATGTTATCCATTTCGCCGGTCAGGAATGCATGTACCTCTATGACGTGCAGAATATATTAATGGGTAATAACCAATTCAGTAGTTGCAACGGTTATGCAATAAAAGCAGAATATTGTCGTAATGTTACTGTGAATGGTAATTTCTTCGGTAACCAGAAAGTCACTGGCGGATGGAATACATGCACTGGAGGGATAAACTTTAACACCAACGATAACCTTGCATGGATAATAACTGGCAACACTTTCGTAAGTGTACCCGGAGTTGTAGGGCAGACAGGGTCTGGAAGAACAGTTTATACTGCCACAGGTAATTCAGGTTTGTCAGATAATTAACAATATATGCACTCACATGACAATATATGTATAACAGTTGCCGTATATTTGTCATGTGAGTTGTTTTAATATATTAAGCTCTCTTTATTAGAACTGGAGATATAATGATGATTGGTAGTGCTTTTACCAGATAAACCAGCGGGAGAACTAACTCAGCTCTACATGAAAAAATGAATCCTGGTAAAATGGCCATTGCAGATACAATAAGCATCTTATTTCCTGATGACAGCAACTTATTTATCAATAGAATAATTGACAATGAATACGCTATCATTACCATTGGCCCAAATGCACCGCCAAGAATCATGGATTCAAGCGGAAGTGATGATGATAAAGCTATTCCAGATGAATGACTGCCAAGGGCAATATCCGTATATACTTGCGATATCGGCGTGACACCGTTTATATTAAATCCAAGCAGGTTAAAGAATTGTAATATAATATCTTCCTGATTAAAATTGTGGGAATACCAAAAGTCAGATATATTGAAAGTACTTTGCAACCCAGATATTATTGATGCTATAGAATCAAGAACAATTAGTAAATAGCTAAAGAAATACATGTTGTATCCTTCTCTATAATATGAAACCAAAGAAAGTACAACAAATAGAGATGATATTACTACAGGGCTTGTTATTTTTCTGAAGTATTTCTTTGCATTATTTATATCAACAAACATCATTATTATAAAAATTGAAATCAAGGAAGAAAAAGCCTTCCCTCTAATGCCTATAATTATGTCTGAGAACAATATGAATATTGCAATTGCTGTAATTATCTTACTCCTTGAAAAGGCTATAGCCATGAGCGATAAAATTACTGAAAACCCACTTAAGAACCTTATTGCGAAAGGCACTGACGACACAAGATCGTCGTTTGATAGATATATTGCAAGATGCCCAAGACCTGAATTTGATATGAATGAGTAATATGTGTATATTTTATATAGTTGAGCTATCGCTACAAACAAAAATATAAATACAAAAAAATTACTTAGCCTTAGATTAATTAAAGGATTTGTTTTTGTTTGTCTGAATGACTTTCCAAGAAAGTAAATAACCATAGATGAAAGAACGATGCATAGCATCATTCCTTTAAATGCAGGAGTGGAGTCGTTTACCATAAACAAATAACAGGCAGGTATTCCAAGAAGTAATGAATAACAAAAGAAATATATAGTTCCAATAGATAATTCATTCATTCTTTTTATATACGATAACACCAAGCATGAAGTATACAGTGGAGCGATAAAACAAAACAATATATCATATACACCTGATTGAACCCCAGATATCATTAGCAATGATATAAATACGATTATAGACAGTAGAGCAAACATAAGAAATATATACGGCAATGTATTAACTATCTGGTTTGGAGTCCATATATAACCAGTGTTACTGCCTGAAATGTATTTTCTAATCAT